GTGACATCGGAGCAGCAATAATAGGACCAACGGTTAAAGGTCCTGCTATGGTACCAACCGTAGTTCAAACATTTTCAGATTTTGAAAATTTATTCGGTACAACATTTAGGAGTGGTTCAAATTACTATCAATACTTAACATCACATGCAGCAGAACAATATTTACAAAATGGAGGCCCTCTGACCGTTATTAGAGTTGGTGACCAAACAGCAGCTACAGCAGACGTTTTTAAAGGGAGTGGTGGCAGTGGAGTTGCAGCTAGAAGTTCTGGTTCTTCAATTACATTTGAAACTATTGGAGATGGTGTAATTTATAATAATGCAGTAAGTGGGACATTAGATTCATCTGGTGATGATGTTCACGCAGGTCTGGAAGGTACAAATAATTTATTATCATCAGGTTCTTCAGACAACTATAGAGTGGAAATTGTTAATGTTAATAATTCAAAAGGAACATTCAATGTCTTAGTAAGAAGTGGTAATGATACAATTAAAAGAAAAAATGTATTAGAATCTTTTAATAATGTGTCAATAGACCCTAATGCAAATAATTATGTAGCAAGAGTGATTGGTAACCAAGATATGTCCTTAAATGGTTCAGGAACAACAGAACCATATATTAAACCAAGTGGTGAATTTCCAGTTAAGTCTAAATTCATAAGAGTTAAAACCGTTCACACAACAACACCTAATTATTTAGACGAAAATGGAAAAATATCATCTAATGCATTATCAGCATCTTTACCACAACCACAGAGTGCTTCATTTAGTGGA